GCCAGCACTTCTGCGGCACGTTTGGGACCCATGCCTTTGCAGCCTGGGTAGCCATCAGTGCTGTCGCCTGTCAGGGCCTGTGTGTAGAACTTGAAGTCAGCCTCGGATTGGTTGACGTCAATGATCGACTCACCTTCCAGGTGGCAGCCAGGGATGGTGCGTAGGTCTTTATCCACGCTGGCGATGACATCACCGGGTTCAGCCATGACACCGAGTACGTCATCCCCTTCCACGTTGGCCAGGGTGAGGGATGCGTAGCACTGGGTGGCCCAGGTGCGTAGGGCATTGAGCCCAGCTGGCCTGCGGTACTTCCTGCGGTTGGCCTTGTACTGGGGGTACAGGGCATAGCGGAAGTTGGTGTTGTCCCCCAGGGCCAGGATCAGGCTGGCTTCAGGGACGATGGACTGGAGGTAGTCCATGGCTTCTGTGAAGTCAGCCTTGGCCTGGTCAATGCGACACAGGTAGGTCCAGCAGTCAGGCTGCAGTTCAAACTCATATTCGTTACCTGTCGCTGAGCGGAACAGGTAGTAGTCAGCATCAACAAGTAAGCGCATCAGGCAGTCCTCTTGCGTTGGCGGGAACCATCAACCTTGATCAGCTTGGGGATGCTGATGCCTTTAAGGCCAGTGGTCCATTTGATCTCAGCAATCCGTTCCACAGGTTGTGCGCTGTAGAACTTCTCGCCACAGAACTCGCAGTGTCTACGGCGAATGATGTGGGTGCTTTCGTCCTCAAACTTGGTCATGACCACCTTGGTGATCCATGCACCACAGTTCGGACAGGCAGGGCTATGGGCATTGACGACCATCAGGCGGCTTCCTCCCGCTTGGCATCACTGTCATTGCACTCACGGATGATGCGATCAGCGATCTCATTGATGGCCAAGTGGCAGATCTTGGCCTCTTCCTTGCGTGGTGCCCAGGTGCGGATGGTGGCTGCGATCTCGTAGAGCACAGCCTTCATGCGACGACGGTCATCAATGCCGTACTCCTCAAAGGACCAGTACAGCTCAGTGGATTGATCGAGGAGGTTCATTTGAGGATGGAACAGGTAGCAAGTGGCCAACGGTTCTTGGCGTACTTCAACGCATGACGCACTGAAGGTGCTTTAGTGATCCAGGTGAGGGGCTTGGAACCAGGGATCACCACACGGATGCGGAACTCCCTGGTTTTTTCTCCATCCCTTGGACGGCTGACACCAGGGCCGTAGTTGCCTTGGTCTTCATCAGACCAGGACAGGATGGGGAAGTTGCTCATTCGTTCTCAGCCTCCAAGACATGAGACAGGGCACGCATGTAGCCATCCCAGTAGGACGCAGCAGCCATGGCACCACTTTTGATGCACTCGTTGTAGTGGCCGAGGGCAGCCATCTTCAGATTCTTGATGACACCAACCGTGACATCAATCTGACGATCCTCCGCCCAGAGTGACGTTTCGGAGATCGTAGACGCGGGTTGTAAGTTGATTACTGCCCCGGCTCCAGGTGATAGAGACGCTTGATTCGTAGGTTGTTGAGACATGACCACGTTTCCAGCCATCGGCTGTGTAGAAGTGAACGGATTGCCCCTTGCGGAGCTGACGCCAACTCAGAACAGGCTTCCCTCTAGCCATTTCTCGTCCAGGCGTTGAAGGTTTTCGTCGAAAAGAAAGGATCCGGCATAACCACATCGACCCAGCATCCTGTTTTTGAGACAGTGTGAATGAGTGGTCTGATCACCACGCTTGCGACCCAGTGCCCAGATGGTGTCAGCCAACTGAACGATGGAGTGACTGCCCCTAATGTCATGCAGTTCAGGGATGCCCCCGTCCTCCATGTTCTTGGACTGACTGCTGCCACGGTTCAGGTGGTTGATGGCCACCACGGTGCATTTGGTTGCTGCAATGAACGACCTGATGCGTGTGACCATGGCATCCAGGTGTCTGGTGTCTTGAGCGAGACCAGAACCCAGGATGGTGAGGTGATCCAGGAATAGGAACTCACATTCCAGGGACCGGACCATGTAGTCCATGCGGTTGAGGATGGAGTCCTCATCCAATGAACCGAAGTGATCAAACAGTTCCAGGCGACCTGACCCTGTGATCACCTTGTCGGCCTGTGCGATACGGAGTCGTTCGTCATCGGTGAACATCCCGTAGCTCTGTCGTGCATGGAGCTGGAGACCAGCAGCCATACCAACAAAGCGGAAGACGGCCTCCTCAACGGTTTCTTCCAGACCAATCCAGCCAACCTTGCGACCCTTCTCCATCAAGCCCAATGCCAAGGCACGGGCAAAGGTGGTTTTACCTACGCCAGAGCCAGCGACCAGAACGACCAGCTGGTTGTCGTAGAAGGGTGTCATGCGGTTCCAGAAGGTGAACGCACATTCCGTGGCGGTCCGTTGCGGTGGCTTAAGGACCAGGCCCTGGTAGTCACTTGCTGGACGGATGCCATCAGGACGGATCTCCTTGGCAGCACGCACTGCATCGAGCACAGCCATAGGGCCAAGCTCTTGCAGGGTGTCGTTGGCATCCTTGCGGGGGAAGATGATGCGTCTGACCTTGCCTGAAGGGAACAGGCTCATCAGTTCCTTGGCTGCCTTCTCGCCCGGTTCATCCATGTCAGTAGCGACGTAGATGACTTCAAACCGCTGGAATTGATCCAGCCGTTCACGGACAAACTTGGCAGCACCTGCTGCACCGTTCGGGACAGAGACACCAATGGTCTTGCCCTTGGTTGCCACCGTGATGGACGGTGCGTCGAACTCCCCCTCGCAGATGGCCACGTTGTGGTTGCGTGGGTTGGCCAGGTGCATGCCGAAGCCTGCGATCAGGCTGACATCACCCTCCCAGTGCATACGGGTTTTCTCCGTAGTCCTGGTCTTACGGGCTACGACCTGGCCTTCAGCATCCCGGTAGTTGAAACCAATCAGGCCACCTGACCGTTGGATGCCGTATTGCTCCAGCATTTCAGCTGGGATGCCTCGGTATGAATCATCCCAAGGCGTGGTATCGAACACCCTCATGGGCCGAACAGCGTGTAATCGACGCCGCTCCGGTTTGGGATGGCCTGGCTTGAGCCAATGATGGGCTTGGCAGGAGAAACAGTACGAATGATCCTCGTAGATACATAGAGCATCAGAGGAGTCGCAATCAGGGCAAGGGAGATGAAGTTCGAGAGCTTCACTCATCTGCCTCCTGGGCGACTAGCTGCCAGCCCTGGTCTCTGATGTAGGAGACAGCCCGTTCATGGGTTGGGTAGTCCATGTGGCACCGCTTGCAGGTGCGATAACGCACGATGCAATCCGGTTTCTTGCTGAGCTTGGTCTCCCGAACACGGCTATCAAGGAAGCCGCAATGGGGGCAGGCAATCATTTGTCTTCCTCCCACAGGAGCATGAGGTAAATGCCTGCTTCTTTGGCAGGTCTTTTGACGTGCTTCAGCACCAGGGCCGGGATGACAGCAACGGTGTCGTCAGTGACGACCTTGGCTGCAACCATGGCGTCCAGCACTGAGCCGACGCGGTTGTCCAGGTCGCCTCTGGCGGGGCCATAGAAGTGGGCGATCATCACGTTCAGCCTTTCGACTGGTGGTTCAGTCCACCACTCCTGTAGGTAGGCAGTGACGTCCTTCTTCCAGGTGGAATACACCTTGTCGGTGTAAGCATGACCAGAGAAACGCGGACGTGCTTTGCTGATGGGGCGGAAGGGTAACCACAGCTCACGAAGCTGCGTCACCTTTTTGCTCCCGCTTGCGCTTTGACTCAGCATTGGCTGCCTTGATGCGTTCCAATCGGGCATGAAGGCGGTTGATAACCTCTTCCCGAAAAGCGATAGCGGATTCATAGTCCAGGTCGTACGGGTCGCGGTTGTCCATCAGTCGAAGATCGGGCCGTTGCCAAACAATGCCGAACCACCTGATCCTTCGGTGTAAGGGACGTGCTCCACCACCTGGACGTAGATGGGCTGGAAGGTCATGCCAGCACCGTTTGCCTTCCAGGCGTAGACGTTGAAGGCAACGCGAACCACTGAGCCATTGCCGATCAACTTGTCGGCAGGCCAGGGGCGCTCGTCCTTGTCCAGCACCACGGGAGGCTTGGTGGTCTTGCCGTCCTTGAAGGTGCGCAGCTGGCTCTTGAAGCGCACCAGCGTCAGACCTTTGTCATCGCCATCGCCTTCCTTGCCGGGCCACCAGAACATGCCCTTGCGTTCGCCCTGGTGGTACTTGTCAAACAGGCTCTCGGCTTCCTCAACGAAATCGAAGTGGGCCTTGTCCTTGGAGG